GCCATTAGCGCTTCACGATCCTCTTGTTGGTTTGGCCCATTACTTCTTGAACGATCATGTCGACTCGCCGTGTGATCTCGTCCAGATAGTCGTCAGAGCGCGCCCAGATGAAGCGTGAAGGGCTGCGGAGTTTGCTGGTCAGATCGTTAGCGAAATTGGGTCGAGCGCGCATAGGGTTTTTGTTGCGTGTCTGGTTGGGGCCTCGTCCTGCCATGTCGGTCATAGAGAGGGCTGCACCTTTAGCGGTGATCTTCACTGTTCCGATGGACTCGTATTGTGCTCCTGCGCTGAGGTTGCGTTTGCGAGCCTTGCGCGTGTCCACTTTGACGACGACATTCTTTGACTCGTTCTTCCATGCTGTGCGTCCGTTGTGCTTTTGTCCTGTCAACGGTGGCGACGACGGAATTGAGTCCTTAATCGCAGAGACGAGAGGATCCATAGCTGCTTTAATGTCTTTGGTGATCTGCCGACGGAGAGCAGGATCAACCTTCTGGATCTCACGAAGCGCATCTTTGAGTCCTGCGTAGTCAACTCCTACTGATGCAGCCATTAGGTCTTCCGTCTTTGTTCATTGATGATCTGAACGCAAGTCGCCAGATCATCGGTCTCGAATGTTATGTGCGGAGGCCAGAACCCAGTCTCAACTAGCAGAGCTGCTAGTTGTCGCCGGAAGCCTCCTGTGTAGGGACTGCGGTCGCAGTCTCCACGACTTCTAGATCTTCTAGTTTCTTGACGAACTCATCAAATGAGATCGGGACTGGATGACCTTGCTGTTTACTGGCCTCGTAGGCCATGAAGGCTAGATCTTCCATCCCGATCCCGTTCGCAAGATCTGATGCTCGTCGCTTGAACTTACGCTCCCACGAGATGATCACGAAAAGGTTTGTGATTACTTGGTAGGTCTCGCCATCGGCGAGCTTGACACTAAGTGTAAGTTTCATGGGTTCTCCTAGTCGGGGTTCGGATTAGTTACTAGATCAGGTGATGTCGCGAGCGAATGTTCCGCCCATGAAGGTCGCCTCAACAACTGAGAGCTCGCCAACTGCTGCCGAGATCGGAGTCACGGTCGCCAAGTAACAACCAGTCAGCGTGTACTCAGGATTCGAGGCTGATTCGGTTGCGCCGGCAGGGCTGATGACGATCGTGGAGATCACGCCGAACATTGAGTTCAGCATGGTTTCAACTTCGGTTGCGCCGTAGCTCTGGAACAGTGTGAGCGTAAGCTCATTGCTGAAGAGGCCAGCGGTGAAGGTGCGTGAGGTCTGACCGAAGGCCGTGTTCTCAAGTGCTTCAGCGGTGAGTGTCAAGGTCGCTGCCGAGCAGTGATCGGTGAGTGTCATCGCCGAGGGGCTTGTGACGGTGACGGTGGGGTTGGCTAGGTAGGTGACTGTTGCGGTCATTGTTTTGTCCTTTATACGCGGCTAGTGCCGATTCTTATTGTGAGGTCATAAGCAGGTAGCTCTGCAGAACCGATCGAGGCGATCGTAGGTCTGCCAGAGATAACTGCGAGAGAAGAGTCCATTAGTTGATCAACGACTCCGAGTATGTAGTCCGTAGTGTCCTGGTTGCCGGGTGGCGCGCCCAACACTCGGAGATCGATCGTGATGTCCGCTGTTTGGTTATTGAACGAGCTGAAAGTAGGAAGCTCAATGAATACAGTAAGAGGTCGAGCGTTGCGAGGGTCAGTGACCGGCACAAGGCCGAGAGCGGTGATCGTCGCTGAGACAGCGCTGATCGTGTCTGTGAAGATGCCTGCCATCTCATGCCACTTGCGATCTCTTGATGCCGAGCAACTGGTTTATCCGACCCATTGAAGCTACAGGTGCGCTGATGTTCATGTCTTGGAAACTGTTGAAGGAGTCCAAACTTCCGCGTTCTCTGTACAACGATGCCGCCATCAGCACGACTCCAGCTTTGACTGCAGCATCCGGGACGGTCGTGAGTGAGTCATGGTAGCCGGCCTGCACTCTGCGCTTGAACGACCATGCATTACTGGCATTAACTGATGAGGTCATGAAAGCTGTGTCATTGGCGGTCGCTCCGCTAATGCCAAGAAATTCGGTGAGATCGCTCACTGTTATCCAGCTACAGGTCTGAGTCCAAACGAGCGATCCGACAGGATCTGCAGCTGATCGTGGAAGGTCGTCGCCGACATCGTTGAAGAGCAACTGGTTCGGAATGATGACATCCGAGTCGAAAAGATAGTCGCCTTCTTCGTCAATGCCGATGAACAAATAGGTCGGTACTGCATAGACAATGTGTGAGCCGTTGAGCCCATGTCCTAGACCTGAGAGCGTGATCGTTTGACCGATCGCGATGTCAGTGTTCTCAAGAGTCTGAACGACGGCAACATCTGACAGACGCTGGTGATGCGTGACTGTAAATGTTGCCATCGTTCGTTCCCTCTACTCGTCTAGTCGGTTCAGGCTCGCTTGACGAACTTGGTCGCGTCAATCATTACGGAGGAAAAGTACCCTCTGAACTTTATGACTCGACCGAGCGCACCGTCTGCAAGTTCAACACTGACGGCTCCGCGCTGCTGTTCCCAACACTCGAATCCAGTGCTGTCACCGACATACACTTGGTTTGAGATGTTGCGATCCACGACAAGGTTCAAGCCGAAAGCGTTGCCGTTGAAGTTGCTCGCTGCAGTTGTGCCGAATGCGTTCTGTGGCCCAATATTTGGGAACAACGGACGACCGGAGTCGTCGCTCAATGAGCCTAGACCTGCGTAATAGTTAGGTGACAAGACAAGCACATTCGGCAAGTTGCCATTCGAGTTTTCAAGGATGTCTTTCGCTGAGCCATAGATGAATGAGACCCAGTCTGCTGGCGAGGTGTCGTCTGTCAGCGTTTCGGTTTGCGAAACTCCGGCTTGGAAAGTCGTGCAAGCTGCGATGTCGGTGGCGTTCGCGTAGATGCGAGCCATGTCGTCAATCAATGCACCGAGAACTTCGGGCGAGGTGAAGTCCATTGACTCTTCGGACAAATTGACATAACCACCGTAGAGGGCCTTGGTGATCTGAATGTCGTCCACGACAAAAGTGCCTTGATCGAGTGCGACGAGTTCGCCGTTGGATGCGCCGATGGTCGTGTGTGTGGTGACCTTCGGACGGATGAAGACCTTGCCGGATGCTGGCATCTGGCGGACTCCCATTGCGGTGATCAACGGACGGTAGTTCGCGACAAAGTTGTTGTAGATCGGGCTGATGATCGGCACTGGCAAGATGCCGGGTGTGTCGGTCGAGGTGACATTCGGTGCAGCTGCAACGATGCGCTGGTTGAACTCAGCGAACTCGGATCCGCCTGCAGCGAACTTGATCATGTATTCCGCAATAGTGGGAAGCTTGAACTCGCGCTTCGGTGCTGCGTACTGGATGGGTGCAGTGGGTACTGCTGCTTCTAGTGCTTCTGACATTTCATCCTCCTCGGATGGTTGGGTTGGGGTTGGTGTTTCTTCTTCTTCGTCGGGTGCTTCCTCTTCGGGTGAAGAGGCAGCGACTGAGTAGACCTGAGCGTCTGCGTATGCCGGTGTCGTGACGACCGAGAGCTCAACGAACTTAGCCTCAGAGACCTCTAGAGTCCCGTCTGCGAGGCGCTTGAACTTGGTAGGCACTGCGCCAACGGAGACCGAATCTAGAGCGCCATCTGCCAAAAGAGCGAGGGCATCATCCGCAGCTCTCGTCGCACTCAGTTTTGCCACGAACATCATGCCTTCGGCGGTTGATACTCGCTCGGTGACTCGTCCGATGACGCGTGTCTCGTCGTGATATTCCAGAAGCTTCGGCATCGGGCCATCTTCGGGAAGTGAGCCTTCCAGAAAGACGACCGATTCTCCACCGGAGAGAGTCGCTTTGACATTCCACGGGACAGCGAGTCCTGTGATCTGGCGTGATGGTTCGCCATCGGCGGAAGCGTCAAGTGTTATCTGTTGAGCGGTAAGTCGAATCATGAGGGCATCTCCTGAGGTGTCCGCATGGAGGCAGGTTCTTCAATGTCTATCTCTGTGCGGTTCATTGCGACATCTTCTATCAGATCTTCGGTGTCAAATTCCACAAACCTATTACGAGGCA